AGTATTTTTGTAACCGCCAAATAAAAACGCAAATATTTTTTGCGCCACGCAAAAATTATTCTATTATAATGGGTCTCTCATCGGGTAAATCATCATGAGGTATCTGATATTCGTCAAACACTCTCAACAGCTGGTCCTCGTTATACACTTGGATATCATAGCCTTGCCCTTTAAGGTCTTTAATTAAGTCTTTCTTCTTAGGACCAGCAGCATAACCCATAATGACAATGTTAGTCTTCTTACTGATAGAAGTGTTCATGTCAGCTCCATACTGCTTCAGGAGTTTTCCCAGTTCATCACGCTTCGGGAAGGTAACAAACTGTCCCGTGATTACAATCTTCTGACCGAAGAATGGTGTGTTTGGATTTTCCACTTCTTCTGCGCTGAGAGGCTTCAATGTTTCAGAGTCAAGATGATTATTTTCTCTCACCTCGAGAGAGGGTCTTCTAACCTTTCTCATAGATATATTGATTTCTGCCTTCATTCTCTCACGGATACAGAAATTGATAAATGTGTTGATGTTTTCTTTCTTAGAGAGATAATCTTCAAGATCGCTCTCTACAATAAGTTGATGCTCCATAATACAATAGTTTTTAGTTAATATTCGTTGCAAAGATACAAAAATCGAATAACAACGCAATAAAAACGAAAAGAAAAAGCCCCTCGCATTGCGAGAGGCTAATATGCACCCATAGGCGATGAGTGACTTTTGTCTTAAAGGTCAATGAGAACCTCGCCTAAATATTTTCTGCTGCACGACGAATGCGGTTGGATAGGTCGATAAGTGCGCCTCGCAGCTGTTCAGTTTCTTGTTCATTGAAACCACCTGCACCTCCGTTGCCGTCGATACCGTCCATTTTGTGGTAAAACCAAGAAGAGGATTTCTGAAAGTACGTATTGGCAAAATCACGCCATGAAACCGACATTAAAATGTCTTGTACTTTTCTTTTCATATCAGTAACTACTACTGGGGTTGTCATAACTGTTTCCATTGTTCCTTTTTTTTATAGTTTTATTTTATTGTGCCTCTCCCTCGTAAGGGAGAGGTCTTTGTTTTATTCGTATGGCTGTCGGACCATTTTGTCGAAGAGTTCCTGTAAATCCCATAGGAGTTGTGGATAGCCATTTGGATAAGAGTTGTTGTAATTTCTCATTCTCTCAAGGAGTTCCCTTTCTTCAGGTGTAACCTCCATCATTTCTTTTTTCTGTTTCATATTCTCATTGTTTTCTTATGACAATACAAAGGTACTACAAATTTTTGTAGTATGCAAATATTTACTATAAAAAATCGTAGTAAGATTGAATATTTAACATTTAAAACATTTTCGTGACTTAACGAAATTGATAATTATTGATAGAAAGTTTATTTTTTCTCAATATTCGACATAAAAAAGCCGTAACAGTTCGGGAACTGCTACGGCTACAAAGAAACGAGCATCGTGTTTTATTTTTCAACGGTCACGAAACCGTTGTTGATTAGGTCGGCAAGGAAGGCATCGGGGCTGTCTGTGGAAACAAGGTAGCCCTCGAGTTCCTGTAAGCGGTGAGCGAAACGCACCATATATTCTTCGTCTGTGCCTTCGCTATCGAATCGGCTGCCTGTGCGAAGCTGGTGAAGGAAGTCGGCTGGAGAGGTGGCGACGATTTTGTCGCCACCCTTCAGCCTGTAAGTTGTTAACATGCTGCTAATTTTTTAGTTCTTAATCTGAAGTATAACTTTTCGCTTTCAGTAAGGAAAGGAATGTCCTGCAAGGTGGTGTTGTTTTTCACCTTGCCTTGCTTTGCAAAGGTAATCATTTTTGCGAGAAAATGAATCCAAGCAGACATCTTTGTGAAGTTCGTTGAACCTCCGTGCTGGCGAAACTCAACCGTGCGGTGGCGTGCGTAGGCTTCAAGGTTTATCTTGTGGTAGCGGTTGTTATCGAAAGCAGCTCTAAGGTCGCTAATGTTAGAAGCTCGGTTGATTGCTATCTCTGAAATGGTGGCAATAGTTCTACAGTAGCGGTTGTTTCGTCTGCTCTGTGGCATAAAGTGGTCGATTACGTTCTCAAGACGTTTGTAAGTTATTATGAGGTTCTTCCAAGTCTGAAGGTCGAATTCAGCAGCGTCCATGTGAACGTGAAGTCCGCAAGAGTCGTTAACCTTAGCGTTGCAGAGGTCGAGGACCCAGCAGACCTTCTCAAGTTCCTCAAGTCCTTGCTCTCCGTGGAGGATTGGGCTAACGAGTTCGAAGGTGTTGTTGCCTGAAAGGCTGCTGTCGGTAACCAACTTCCAATGGTCGTTGTGGTCGTTGTGGTTGTAACGCTCAACGTTAACTCTGATGCCTGCTGCGGTAAGTTCTCTTGCGAGGCGTTCACGTGTGCAGTTGTAAGCTTCAATCTCAATACCGAAGTTGCGGTTGAAAGTGTAGTCGAGTTGTGGAAGAACTGTTGCTGCTGCTTGTGCTGCGCTCTGTGTCATTCCTTGCATCATTCGCTTGTAGACGTTCTGCACGAATCCGTAGTTTCCGTTTGCTACAAGGTCAGCAACCTGTCTGCGTGTAAGTCCAAGGCTAAGGAGCTTCTGAATCTTTGAAGTCTTTGTTCCGTTCTCGTTGAGAATGTTCTGAATTTGCTCGTTCATAATCTTTGTTTTTTGAATGTTCTTTGTTTCTAATTGTACTGCTAAGGTAACACTATAATAAGGAACACGCAAGTACTATCGCCTTTATAATCAGTGATTTAGAAGTAATTATCTAAGGCTAAAAAACGATACAAAAAGGGCTAACGCATCACTGCGTTAGCCCGTCATCCTAAACAATCTTCAATCTGAAAAAACTATTAACTATCAAACTATAATTCTACCAACTTATTAACGATACAAAGGTAAGGATTTAAGGCTGTTTCGCAAAGGACCGACTTAAAAGGTGCGTTCCAAGCGTGTCAGGCGCAACACAATTGAGCATCAAGGTCCAACCAACCGAGGAGAGTTCTGTGGCGACAAAAGGAATCATCTCCGCCTTGTCGAGTTCGCCTCGAGATATCCAATCGAGTTCGCCTTCTTCAGCATCGGCAATCATCCAAGCGTGAATCTTAGAGAGTAGGCGAAGTGCAGAATCGGAGGCAAGCATATATTCAGCAGCGTCAGCACGGTTCGTCATCTTGCTTGCCACAGTGATAGCGATACGCTGGGTTACTTGGTAAGAGTTGCGTCCATCCGCTGACATATTTAGTTCGCCATAATCCACGAATAGGAACGAGCCCACTAACTTATCGATACGCTGCTTCAATTCATCGAATGACTGACCATAGACATAGTTGGCTATCTCAGGAAGTCGCGACACATTGGGAAGTTTATCAAGAGACTCCGCAAGGTCATTATAACCAGGGAAGTCACTCGCACCATTGGTAAGTATAGCACGAACACCCTCTTTTGACGGATATTGTGCGAAATAGAGAAACTGATCTTTAATCATAATATCTTATCGATTACAGAGATAGGAAGCCCTACCTCCTCACTGATTTTTAATTTATCCCAGCCAAAACCCTTCATATCCTTAACCGCATCGATAGTCTTCTTACGCAACACCTTCAGATAAGTAAGTACGTTCATCTGCTCTATCTGTTTTGCATTTCCAAGCCCCTCCTTGGAGAGGTCGTAGAGGGCATCAGAAGCATCGGTGGTGATAGGCTGCTTGGGTTTATGAGCGAACTTAGACAGCAGAGAGAATGAAGTTTTACTAAACAGATAGTTGTTAAATGCTTGAAAATTAAACGATATAGCAGTAAGCGTTTCGAGTGGAAGTTTAGCGAAATCGTTAGCCAACTCGTGCGCACGCTCAGAATTGTACTCTTTCTCTGGATAATAGAGAATGGCAGCAAGCAAAGGCAACGACTCCTCGCCTCGTTCGATAAGTCCCTGCGCCTCGACGTACTGAAGGGCAGTAAGAGAGCAAGTAAGCGTACCGAAACTCGTCTCAATTCGATAACCAGGATAAGAACGCTCGCCAATCTGAACAGAAGGGATGAGTTGCGCACAGAAACAGAGGTCGATTACGTATTGATAGTCGAGCCTGCGCAGCACACGTGCAAGCGGAATATTCAAGCGATAAGGGTCAACACGACGGCATAACTCGTAAGTATCCTCGTCGACACCGTCCAGAACGCTATTGTTATCAGGATAGTTTATCTGAAACATAAACGTGAGCTGTTCAGAGATTGCGACGAGGTTAGCAATCTGTTCCTCTGAATGGAACTTGCGTTTGCTCCAACCCATGATGTCGCATAACCAGTTAATCCGAACCTCGCCAGCAGATATTTCGCCAGCTGCCATACGAAGGAAGTCGCCTACAAGGCGGATGAACTGACGGTCATTCATCGCATCCCAATGGTTAGGAATAAAATGTATTTTACCTTTATATATAAGTGAAATATCCTTCTTCATGGCAACATTATGATATTATCATCAGGTTGATTGTACGCTGAATTAGAGCAAAAATCAGAAACAGACTCAGAGGAGAGCAGCGTATCAGCATTCGAGAGGAGTTCTTCTGCCTCACGATCGAGGCGGTCGGCAAGTGCGAAGATAGCACTGGATTCATCCTTGCCAGAGCGTGCAGCGTGACTATCATCGAAGAGGTTTCGAATCGTCGAAGGGAACTCGAGGATATCAAACCTACGGAGCGACTTTGCTATTGTCTTCTTTACCAAGGCAAGCAACAAGATAGGACGAATGCGCTCTCTATTGTCATCTGTAAGTTTCTCGAAGTAAATCGACATAACTTCATCGAGCGTTTCCTTCTGCAAGGGAACAGTTCTGAAGAAGTAAAGATAAGATGCATCGATAGGATAGATTGAATCCATCTGATCCATAGTCTTTATTTCGCAACGTTCCAAGATAGGGTAGTAAGGAGTCTTACGCCACAACTCAGCGATTTCACCTTCGGTAGGCTCTGACAACAGTTGTACAAGTGTATCGATAGCGTTGCAATAGTTTTCCATATAAGAACGCTTCATCGCCTCCAGCTCATACTTATACACATTGACTTCGCCCTTCCTTCGATTAACACTATCAAAGATGATTTGATTTGCCATAGTCATGTTCGCCATAGCAGCACGCAATGCTTCCATAAGAGGAGAGTCTTCTTTCTCTTTTAAAAGCTCATCGAACACAGCACGACTGATTACGGTTTCGATGCGCTTACGAGCCGTAAGACCAGACGAACGCAAATCGTTCAGGTCCATATTAGTTTCCACTCCAGGCGCATAAAGACTGAAGGTGGAGAAGTTCTTGAAAATGTCTACGAGTATATTCATGACTGCTGTTGATTTAGTCTGTCTTTCGGTGCAATTTCTTCCTGTCGCTGCGGAACCTCACGATAGAATCCTATGCGATAGCCTTGCTTATAGAGGTCTGGAAAATTCAATCTGAGAGCGAGATTAAACGGTTCTGCACATATCTCGTCCTCTGGTGTGAGCGACATTATATAGATAAGGTAGTTATAGTAAGCATCAGAACCCGACTTGCTTATAACACCGTCCTTGCTAACTGCTGTGATGGATGCATCTAAACCAACGCTTGACAGTAAGGCTTCTTCAGCTCGCTTATCGTAAGAAATCAAAGATTCGATATATTCCTTATACTTAAGGTCGATTGTTTCGATTCTCCACTGCTGCTCGTTACCAGAGCTATCCATAAATGAAATAGAAGAGTAGGCTTTGCCTTGGTTATCTGCACCGCTCAGATAGTCGCCTATCTTGCGCAGCTCCAATCGCATATACTCTACAAGCAACGATTCACGGTATTCTGTACCGATGCTGATGCCATTATACTTTACAAGTTCTTGATCCTTAGATTTACGAACCTTATTCTCCTCGCATAGCTTAGCTAACTGATTACGTTTGCTTGACACCCACGCATTCGGAATGATGATGTGTATCTTCGCTGCAAGGGAATTACGCAAGAAGGAGTTAATGTAGGAGGCGGTCTTGTTACTACCTTGAATATATGGACGTGCGCCCTGGTGGGTCTCGTTCACACCGTAGAACTCATCTACTGATTTCTCTCTGTGGTGTGACACGGCAGCGAATAGATAGTTGTCAACTTCTGACAATGCGAACTTAGGGTATATCTTGTAATTGCCTAATCCGTATGTCCACCGTCCTACAGCTATATTATTGAAGTCGCCATAATTAATCTGGTCGTAGGCTACATCCTTACGAGTGGTAGCAAGACGGCAGTGCTTATTCTCTAAGGGTTCCAATCCAGCTACTGGCAACATACCAATACGCTTACCACGTGAGAACCTCCACTTAACGAAGTAATCACCGAACCAGTAGTAGTTCTTGATACAGGTCTTAGCGAACTCCTGTGCAGATGTTTCCATACCACGATCTTGCCAAGAGTTCATCCACTCATCCCACGCAGGTAGTGCGGTGTACTCACGTCGCAGCTTACCACCTTCTACTGTCTGCATATAGGCGCATGGTCCATTACCATAGAGCATCTTAATCTCCTTGCTATACAAGCGAGGCAGCAGGCGGTTCTGCTTTATCTCCATCGTTACCTCTTCACACAGTGCGTTGTTCATACCACGCATACACACTTGGTATCCATTCACACTCATCCACTGGTGTTCATGTAGGCAAGTCTGTCTACCCTGTGGCACGAGTAGCCCTGGGCTTGTCGACAGTTCTCTTCCTTCTCCAATCTGAAAGGAGAAGGTGTTGCCGTCCATGACGTAGAGACCAGCGTTGCCGTGCAGTTCAATACTATCTGTCATAACCAATTTATCTTATGTAGTTTATATCCGTCTTGTGGGAACCCCATGTATCTGATGAGGATACGATAACACATCTTGGGGTTTCCCTCTTGGTCCTCGAAGAGAAAGTAGTTCTCGGAATCGACTTTGAAGCACTCCTCTGGTAGTTGCGTGCGGTACTTGCAATGTTCCTTGACAACCATCTGCTCGCCTGCCATACCCTGTGAGCGAGCGTAAGGAAAGAAGCAGATAGTGAAGTCACCTTGTGGTACTCTGCTTATCTCTCTTGCCCATTGCATCGCATCGATGCCGTTCATCTCAATCGTCTTCTCCATTACTTGCGAAATTACTTAAAATCGCTGTGGGAACAAAGGACGATTTTACCCCCTCCCTGTCATATTTCCCAACTTTTGAAACGTTGCACCTCTTTTCCTCAACTCAGCGGTGCGTACTGATTTCGGTCGTTTGTTTATTTTTGATTTTGATTTTCAAAACGTAAGCCACTGAAACACAACAAAGTAAGTTTTTGACCGATGTAAATAGCCCCCGTTATTGTCGATTTTCAGACACTTTTTATATTATGTTCGTTACAATATTAGCCGTTAAATAGTAAGATTTTCGGGCAAATCGTCGGGATAACTGCTTAATTCCTTTTTTATAAGGTCAGAATAAAGACCGTATAAAAGGTAAATCATCGCACTTGGGAGCTGCGTTGTTAGTCCTGGTCTTCGCTTGAGTTCTTCCTTCTTCTCTGAAGCTTTGTCGAGTTCTATTCTGCCGTTTGTTTTTTTCAACGGACTGATAAGAATAGCACTGCAAAGGTAAGGGCATTCGTTCTCATCTATTCGCACCTTCGGAAGCAAAGGAAGTTTCTCACCAAAGAGTAACTGACAAAGTCGGAACTGCTGCCAGTGGTAAATGGTCGGTGCACCGTCGTTGTACAGGATAACGGAAAAGCCGTAACTCTCTAAGGCTGCCTTCATCGTTAGTGAGTCAGTAGTTATCTGCTCTAATTCCTCACGTGTTTTGTTACCAGCACGGTCAGGATAGAGATGTATAACCTTATTCACGGCATCAGTACCAAAGAAAGAATACACCTGCTGCGCAAGGTTCTGCTGGTCGTCGGGTATATACGCCCAAAACTCCTTGATGATATCGAAGCGACTACCATAGTCTTTTTTCTGTCCGACAATGAGCGACTGAAAGTTTCCAGGGTCGTAACCAATGTAGAGCGGTTCACGCTTATCGTAGTGACGAAGATAGCGAGCGGTGAGGGTGAAGTGGTCCTTGAGGTTTAGTTTCAGTATCTGGTCATAGATATAGCTATCCTTGAACTGGTGTCGCTCGTGGTCGTAGGTGGTGAAGAACTTATTTGTTACCTCTTTGTGACGAATAGCACAGATAGCGGTCAAGAACTCATCCATATCGAGCGTGTCGAGCTGGGTTTTGAAGAACTTAGGACCGAGAATGTCCTTATTGCAGAATGATGAAGCACGAATATAGTAGATTGCGTTCCTTCTCATATCCGCTAATCGTGGCTTCCATCGGGCAACAAAGGCATTAAGGCGGTCATTCTCAAGTCTAATTTTCTCCATTGTGACAGGATTCTTCGTGTTGCGAAGGTCCTGCTGAAGCATAAACTGCTTATAGAGCGACTGATTGATAGCGAGCGACACACTGGCTATTTCCTCAATGAGCTGTCGGTCCATCTTGTTTTCGTATTCTTCGAACCAATCGTCCTCACCAAGGTCGACACGTGCCGTATCGCTCACACCAGTCACACCTTCATAGTAGGCGGAGCGACGGATGTCCGCTGAACCACCACGGAGAGAAGGGAAAAGGCGTGACTTTAATTTCTCACCGCTATTGTGCTTCATCTCCTCGACGAAAGCGTGGACGGCATTACGTCCAGCGACACTCTCAGGCTGATCAGAAGAAACCAACTGGAGGTGTGCACCATTGCGAAAGATGACCGAGTGTTTAGCGTAGGCAATAGGGTAGCGTGGTCGACGGAAGTGTGAAGGTAGCTTTGCTTCGCCCACCACATAGTCGATACCATACTCCAACATTGCACGCTGCTTGCCATTCACGATGACAGGACGAGAGAACGATGCCTGAATGTTAGGCCAGACGTTTGTCATCAGTGCAACATAAGTCTTATGCACCAGGAACGAGAGTTCACCAGGCATATCATTCGTTACACGGATAAGGCGTGGAACGATAACGCCCTCCGTCTTACCCGTTGCACGAGCCCACTCTGCATAGAGCATATTCGGGTCGATAATATTCGCTAACAGCTGAACACGATTCATATAGTAATGCTCGAAGTCAACTGTAGGTTGTTCGTTGTTTATAATTTCATCAGTCATTTTGAATTTCCTCCACTATTTCAGCATCTTGAATATCAGCATCACGCAGCAGTCGTTTCTTCTCCTTGTTCTCAACAGGAAGAGAATCGATAAGCTTAATATAAAAACCTTCGTTGTGCTTAGCAGCGATTTCTTTAAGATTCTTCTTCGAAAATCCAAGTTCTTCTGCTGTGAGCTCAGGAGAAATCAAGAAAAGAACACCTAAATCCCTATCTGCTTCTGCTATCTCCGAAGACCGACGACGACACTCAAGAGCAGCATCATAACACGACTTCATACCTTTATAGTCGCGATTAAGTGCGCAGAGTTTAGCAAGGTCTTCATATTTGTTTGCAAAATTGCTCTCCCAAACCTTTATAGGAACATTGCAATCAACCTGAAAGTAGTTGATTGCCTGATAGATTCTCGCCATACAAGTGCGTTCTTCTATCTTTATCCGTTGCTCAGCGTTAATACGAAGTTTCAGTTTCTTAGCTGCTCTCGTAATATTACGCTCGTGTTCGAATATCTCAGCAGACCATTGTAGCTGCTGCAAGAACAACTTAACATCTTGAGGTATGCCTTCACAATCTCCATTCGTCAAGAATGCAGATATTAGGTCAGGGTGGATGGTGTCTAACTTCTCAATTTCACTTTTCATATTCCAAAGAGTTTCATTCGTAGGTCTTTTTCTGCACGCTCATTCTTACGTTCCTCGAGCAAAGTAATAGAGTCGTTATCACCTTTCTCAGCCTTCTTAGCAAGTTCAGCATCTATGTTATACTCTCCAAGGGCGAGACCTTGCTGGTAAGCTTCAAAATAAACATCACCAGGAAGCGTTATGCGATATAACAATGCTTCTCGCTTATCTTTCCTTAAGGCAAGCAGCTGACAAATACGTTCGGGGGTATAGTTTAACGCCCCGAACGTTCTGACTTGATTTACATATTCATCTGATAAAATCTCTTTTACAACTAATTCTGACATAGAATTATTTTTTTAGTATCGTCTTCCGATAAGACTACGCCCTCTCTCTCTAACAGAATAGGCTGCTGTGGAAACATAGACATAAATCTTCGTACAGTTGCCGACACATATTTAGGATCTATTTCCATTCCATACCCAATGCGGTCAGTCTGTTGACACGCCATAATAGTTGAACCTGATCCAGAGAACACATCGACAACTACATCACCATTCTTCGTACTATTAGTAATCGGATACGCCATCAGTGCAATAGGTTTCATCGTCGGATGGATTCGATTGGCTTTTGGTTTGTCGAAATTCCAAATGGTAGTCTGCTTTCTATCAGAGTTCCAAAAGTGAGCAGCACCAGGTTTCCAACCATATAAGCAAGGTTCGTGTTGCCACTGATAGTCTTGTCGACCCATTACAAGAGAATCTTTAACCCAAATGCAGCACTGTGCTATCTTGAAGCCTGCTTCTCGAATTGCCCTGCGGAAATTCTCACCTTCAGAGTCTGCGTGGAAGACGTAGAATGAGCCACCAGGCTTGACAATGGAAAACATCACATTAAATACAGACTGCAAGAAGCGAAGGAACAAGTCATTCTCCATAGAGTCGTTCTGTATGGTAAGTTTGCTATCTCCTCCACCTTCGTAATTGACATTATAAGGAGGATCAGTGAGAATCATATCAGCAACACGTCCATTCATTAGTGCTACGATATCGCTTTTGGACCGACAATCTCCGCACATCAATCTGTTATTCCCAAGCCTGAAAACATCTCCAGGACGAGCAAATACTTCATTATCCTCTTGTGGAATTGTGTCAACAACATCTTCTTGAATATCTGTGGTGTCACTCTCTGAAGAAAAGAGTTTATCGGTACCGACAGAGAAGTCATTTTGTTTTACTTCGTAACCAAGATTAAACTTAGCAAGATCATCGCCACTGATATTATACTTGGTGAATAGGAGTGTGTCTGGATTCTTCTGAGCGAACTCTGAATTATAGGCAGCAATCTCTTCGACAGCTTCCTTCTTATTAGATGCTTGGATTTCCTCATAGGGAATCTCTGGAATCTTAAATCCATAGGAGCGAAGTCCAAGAAGAGCTTTGCGTCGCTGGTGTGCATCTATAATCCAAAGCTTACCTTCAGAATCTTTCCACACTTTGAATGAATACTTGAAGCCACGAGTAATGATGAGCATCTGAAGCTTCGATAATTTGTCTGCATCAGGCTTTTTGAAATCTTCCTGAAGTTCGATAAAAGAGTCCAGCGGGGCAGTAGGCAAACCGCCCAAATTAAAAACTTTTATACTATTTTCCATTGTTATTATTTATTTTGTTGTTCAAGAACCATTTTGAACAGTCGCTCTTTCTCTTGGTACTTTTCGAGATTCCGCTTATCAGCATCTCTTTTCTCTTTACGATCCTTACGTTTAACGAACGATTTATAACGCTTGATGTTGTCGAGAACGTTCTTGTGCTGGCGGAGGAACTCGGCAGGATCAGTGCGGAGCAACTTAATGAGCTGGGCTATCTCTGAGCGTCCGAAGAGTATCGGGTGCTTGCAGAGGAACTTACCAGTATCGTTTAACGCTTGCAGCTCGGCAAATGCTTGAAGATTGCGGATGCGCAGTTCTGCCATTTCAGCAACAGCCTGTGCGGTGGGCTTTGTCTCCAGCAATTCGTCGAGCTGCTTCATCTTTCGCCAAGTGTTGATGCGGTCGTTATAGATGACGGTTGCCATCTGTACGTCCGCATCTGTAAGGTTTTCCCAGTCTATTTTCGGGTACTCTTCTTCTTTTTTTTTGGAGTTGCTTTCGCCTTCTCCTTCTTAGAAGAATCTGTGTCCTTATCCTCTGATGGGAGAGGATTTTCCTCTGATGATTGCTCTGTAGACTCGTTATCTTCAGAACCTTCTTCAGATGACTCATCGCCACCCTCTCCTTCCGATGGGTTCTCGTCGCCTTCGCCACCGTCAGCGTCAGGGCTTTCATCTCCATTAGCGTTAGGAATCTCAGGATTCTCGTCTCCATCTTCAGAAGAGTTGTTGGCGTTGTTGTTATCATTATCCTCGTCGGCTGCTTGATTAGCATACTCACGTCGATTACGTACGATTTCGTCATGCTCGCAATGATCAAGAAGGAGGAAGAGTATCTCCTCGTGATTTTTCTCTGGCGAGAGGTCGAAGCGTGTGAAATCAGTAAGATGTGGTGCTTTCTCGTGCAGCAGGGCAAGGTCGGCTTCCACAACAGTTGGGCTTACCAACTTATGGAAGTGCGTTAATTTCTCTTTTGTGCTGTACATATCTTAATATAAAATGGTGAATAAGCCCCCTCCCGTGAAGGGAGGGGAATAAGTTAGGCTTCAGTTCTTGAGACCTCGACAAGTGTTGTGGTGTCAAGAACACGGAAAGTGATTGATGCACCTGTCTTTGCTGTCCAGGTTGCACCCTCTTCCAGTACGAAGGTAGAACCGTCAGCGATGGTGGCTGCCTTATCGGTACCAGCACCAACGAGTGTGATGTATCTTCCCTTATCGCTCTTGCTAAGACCACTAACCGTAGCAATAGCAGCAGCTGCTGACGTTCCGTTTGGAATCGTGTATGTGTTACTGCCTGCTGTGATAGCTACATCTGTAGCATCCGCATTGATAGCAGTAGCAGCAGTAACAGCTGGATTGCCAGTGTAAATCAGTGGAAGGTCGACAGAGCTGCGCTTGAAGGTAAGGGTCGTATAACGGCCGTCCTTATCGTCCTTCGTCTCTGTGTTAGAGAGGATGATAGGACGCTCGAGTTCACCAACGATATACCACTCTTTCTTCTTAATGTGCTTGTAAAGAGCGATAAACTTACCACCGCTGTACTCCTCAATGAAGTTATAAAGGTTTGCACGAGCTCCGCCCATTACCATTACAAGCTGATTTTCACCTGTGGTAGTGATGTCTCCCTTCTCTGTGGTACCAGTGAAGGTTGGAATGTCGTGTGCCTCGAAGTAATGAGGAATCTCATTCGGTTTCAAAGGAACAGGCGCAACCTCACGATTAGCGTTAGGTTGTGGGAACTCCTTGGTGCGGTCAATCTGGTCGAGCGCAATGAGATAAACGATGTAAGAGATAGCACTACCGTGTGTATCTCTATCAGACACATCGTCGACGTGACCGAGTAATGCCATTGAAGCGAAGGTGACACCTGAACCAGCAGCAGCACCGAGAGAGTGGTCAAGCAAGGCTGCTACGAGCATGAAGATACCAAAAATCGCAAACGTAGCCATGAACATATTTCGTGACTGACGGTTGCTATAATTAAATCCTTTCATAGGATTATACGCACGATAGCGTTTCTGAATATTGGGCTTTTTCATTTCTATTTCTATTAATGATAATTATTGATTTAAGAAAGGAACTGAAGAGGTCAAGCCGTCCCGAGCTTTTAATTCCATCGACTTTCCTCCCAGTTCCTTAGTCATTCATCTATCGTCCACCTGGTACGTTAGGCTGCAACTCCTTGTTGACGATACGCTTACCACCGACGCAACGCTCCAACTCACGGAATTTGTTGTCGCTACCGAGGATTACCATGATGTAGTCGCCTACAGCTGTAGCGGTGAAGGCAGCCGTGATGCTATCGAACTTACCACTATTGGTAATCTTTGGCAACTTTGTTTTATCACCGCACTCGATGCAGTAAGCTACACCAGCCTTTGCATTCTCGATGTCGGTGATAGTTGTCAGTGTTGTTGTGCTGTCGGTAATCTGCCAGAAGCCGTTATTACCGTCAACCTTATCGGTGATAGTTGCTGCAAAGAGGTTGATGAAGATCTGCTGCCACTCGTAGTTATTCTTATCCATCTCATCCTTAGTTGAGAAGCGACGACCTGTGAATGAAGCAGAAGTTCCCTCTTTCCATGTACTCCAAGCACGGACCTGCTCCATGCTTTCCTGCATCTTCACAGAGAGCATCTCACCTGGTACAAACTCAAGGAACTGAATATTACCTGGTTCGTGAAGCATCATGAATGGAGTCTGACCGAGATAAGGCAACCAAATGATGCGCATCGTAGTGTCTGGTACCACGCTCAATGCACCCATAGGTCCAGCGAAGTCTGTGTCCTTACCATAGGTAGAACGAACGTTCTTAATCCACCATGCCTGATGGTTCTTATTCAAGTAAATGAAGTGGTTGTCGAGGTCCATGTCCTCTGTGATAGAGGCACGAACGTCAGCAATGAACTCTTGAACAGAAGCGAGGAAACTTGCCTGTGTATAGGTGCGGTATGTACCATCATCGTGTGGCTTGATGTCATACTGATGAACATAACGCAGCAAGGTGTAGAGAACACCAGTAGCAGCATTGAGGTAGCTACCTGCAACACCCTTATCAGGCTTCACGTAGATACCACGCATACGGCGTTTGTTCTGCTCAACCTGTGCAGCACGGAGGGTATTGAGCAACTGATACTCAATCATAGACCACTTGATAGGGTCAGAGCCTTCCTTGTTGAGATAACCGATGTACTTACGCTCGATTTCTTTCATTGGACCCCATTCCATCTTAATCATAGCGTCGTCAACGTAACCATAGTGGTTCTCAATCTTCATACCGCCCTTGAAGACCTCACCAGACTGGTAAGCCTGTGAAACCTCATCGAAGAAGGCGTTGAATACGAGTCCACGGTCTTGGTAGCCGTAAGCGACAGGGAAAAATTGAGTAAGGTCACGTACCTGTAGAACACGAGCGATGAGTGCATCCTGACGAAGTACAACGAACTGATCGCCAAGACCAGCATTGTCTACGCCATCGTAGTTAGTAGCGTAAGTACCCTTTGCAAGTGCAGCTGCATCAAGCATCTTGTTCTGCTGAAGGTACTGATAGCGGTGCTTGAGTGAATTAGCATAATTGCGAACCTCCTTATAGAAGGCAGCACCATCTACTTGCTCGTCAACCTCTGGCAGAGCTGCTGCTGCACGTGGGTTAGCTGCAATCTGATTCCAACGATTCTTCATTGAGAAGAAAGGATGTTCAACACCGAAGAGATAATCAGCTGTATTAGCGAAACCATTAACACTTAGAGGAACAGCATTCACTGTTTGCGCAGGAACATCAGGTGCAGGGTTTGAACCCATCGCCTGAATATCAGCACGCATACCCTTAATACCCTCAAGGATACCCTCAAGAGTTGCGTTGCCTTGCTGTGTAGGCTGCTGACCACCATTATCATCAGCTGATGCTGAAGGCTCACCACCATTCAGAACAGACTGAATGGTGTTCAGCATCTTCTGAAACTCATCCGCCTGTTGAGCTGTCTTCTGTGCAGCTTGTTCAGAAGCAATGTCATCAGCAAGCGTACTCTGGTACTTCTTCTGATACTCTGCTACGATTGAGTTGAACTCATCCTGTGACAGACTTTTGTCTTCGAATTTCTGCTTAAATCCAAGGAATTCGATGACACTTGTAAGTTTTTCTTTTAAACTCATAAATAACTAAAAATTAAAATGATACATTTATATGTTGTAAACGGCAGTTTTAAGTTTCTTTGCCTCAGTATATTCACGACCCATCGTAGCAGTTTCAACGATAGCTTCTACCATCGTCTTGCTACCATCTGTCAGACCGAGTTCCACAGCCTGAGGAGTGTAGAAGGTTTCACCACGCAAAACAGGAGTATCGTCTGGAAGGTCAGCAATTTTACTACGCTGTGAACGAACCTCGCTTAAGAACTGTGCGTTCATTGGGTCGAGTATATCTTTCACAAATTGCTCATCCTGACCTTTACGAAGATCATCGAAAACTTTGTTCTTCAAGTCAGACTTAGTTGCTTTTGCTTCGACCTTCTTAATGCCGAGCTTCGCAAAGTATTCTTCAAAATCGTAGAAGCTGCACATCGTACCTATGCAACCTACATAGTCATTCTGTGTCATAGCGTAGATGCGCTGACCGTGGCATCCGATATAATATCCAGCTGAACAACACATCTGCTCATAGAAGGTGAGGATAGGTTTCTCGCAGCTGCGTAGTGTTTCGCTCAAGCGGTCGAGGTACCACGCTTCACCACCTGGTGAATTGATGTGAAGGAAGTGACAAGAGATTTGTGGATTAGCTTCAGCTGCAAGCAGGTCTGATTGCAACTGCTTACTTGAGAAGTAATAATACGAATCAGACATCACGGTACCGAATACACGATGATAAGCAATACTGTTATCAGGCAGTTGCTCATCACTGAACTCATCAGTAAGTGTAATAGGACCGGTGTTTTCTTGATTCGTTATCTTCTGAATATCCAAGAGAGCAAGATGTGACTCGAGCTGATACCAACTATGGGTGTTAAGGTAAGCAAGCATTTCATCTTTCGTCATGCTGAACGCAGACTTCATCTCAGGTTTATCTGGTGCTTTACCACTGAGCGGAAAGGCTGTTAACATAGCCTGTCGAAATCCGTCAATAGTTATGAATAGAGGCTTCCCTGAGACAAGTAGAGACTGTAATTCTTTCATCAATATTCTTTTTGATGCGAATTTACTATATAATAAGGTGTAGGCAAAAGACCTACAGAAGGGGGTCTGTGAGCATTTTACACTTGATTACGAGGTTTGCAGAGTTCAAATTTGAAGATATCTGAACTCGAGCAGGAATATCTGACGTTCCGATGTTATGAGTTTTCCTATCAGATGTCTTGATTGTAACGATAGCACTTCTCTCTATTGCGAAGGTCCTGCGAGTTCCTTCGTCGGGTAAGTCTATAACTATGGTTTTATCGCAGTTCCAATAATTACCAGCTTCATTGTCAGTAAGTTGTGGTATATACGTGAAGGTATCGGCAACGAAATCATACACTTTCTTCTTTCCTTCTCTATTTGGATTTACAAGTCTCACTTGTACGGTGTTTAAAAATTCTAACATATCATAAAACATTTGAGTGACAAAAACGATAGTTTGGTATGTATTAAAAAATATTAAATACATGCAACTTTTTGATACTTACGAACCTTCTTGGGTCTAAGTCGGTTTCGGAAGCGGTAGTAATTCTTCAATAATGCATCTGAAGATATAGACTTCAATTGATAGCTACGAATGAAGTCATAGATAACATCGAGGTTTCTCTTCTGTCGACCGAACTCTTCATTCTCCAATAGAACACGATGGAGTTCGAAATTGAACATCCTTCGTATCTGAGCTTCTATTTCCTTAGCTGCTGCTGGAGATAGGTAATTGTAATAAGCAGGATCTTTCCAAGGGCTTGCGATAATACCAGCCTTACGCTGTGGTAAGTGAATACGGAGATTGCCATTTATAACATCAGGTTGATTGCTACGCTGCTTTGTCATATTCTCCCATACGCAGAAGTATAGGTCTGTGGTGCTTGGAATCTTAACACCACCAGTAGCAGTATCTTTACAATATTTTGCACTTATATATTCTGCAAGGTACTCCTCAATTTGAATTGTGACAACTCGTTTCGCAGTCCATTTTTTTTTCTCCATATCCTTTTTTAGTTTTTAGCCGTCCTACCGTCCTACATTCCTACAAAATTAGACTTAATTAACGCAAAATTACAGATTATCAATGAGATAACAAAATTTTATCACTCAAAAGTTTTATCATTTCACTCTCTTTTTTCATCCTACAATCCTACAAAAACACATATTTTGTAGGACGACGAATCAAAAACAGAGAAAAACACGAAAAATCCTATTTCCTACAACGTCCTACAATCCTACAAATAAACAATTAAAATCTATTTCCTATAATAATAATATAACTATTTGATTTATAGGTATATATGTATATTATAGGTTTGAAAAGAAAAACAATTTGTAGGATTGTAGGATTGTAGGACGGTGTTTTTCTGAAAATTTATTTTCAAAAGTCATGTTTTCGAGGTTTCTTCTGAAAATTGGGGGTACGGGGGATTTTTTTTTCGCCACCTTCAGTAATAAAGAATGTGATATGGTATTGATATGATATGTGATATAGATAGAATAAAATGAGCCGTGCCTATTCATCCGAACTGGCACGGCTCTAAAGGAATTTGATACTTTCATTAAAAAGGTTCATCACTTCCGTCTGAAGGCTCAAATGGCAATTCTTGCGGAAGAGTTTTTTTCGGTGGTTCTTCAGTTATGTTAGTTACCTTAGTTTCGACTGGCTTGCATTCTTTACTGTCGTCAGCATAGTCTCTTCTAAAGTCGATATTGTATGACTCGACAAACTTGTCGTAATCTATAATGATAGCACTTGTAGATGTGCTCTTCTGCTTGCGCAACTTAACCATACTTCCATCACGAAGGTCTGCGTCGTCAACCGTCTCCTCCCATATGAATCTTCTTGAAGATACTGTTCCGACGTATGAAGAATGACTACGTAGGTTTTGTTCTATCGTTGACAGCGTGCTATTCTCATTGTTATATCCGCTTCTGTCGAAGATACTGAAGACTGCACTCAAGCGTAAGAACATAATGTTCGAGCCTGCTTCGAAGGTGAAGGTCTTTGAATCCCCACGTGAATCTTTACCTGTGACCTTCTTGGGTTGCTCGATAAGGAATTCACGTCCTTCTATGATTTGTCTCGTGTCAATCATATTGTTGACAGCTGTGAAGAACATCGCCAGCTTATCAGTACTACGAATAAGTGATAACTGGAATTGTACCTTCTCTTGAACTATCTTGAAGAACTCGTCGTAGGTAAACGGTAGACGAAGGTTAGAATATCGCTCTATCAGTTTGACAGTTCCCAAGAAGAGGGATGCAGTCTTCATCAATCGGTCCATTTCTCCAGAGTTGATGAGGTCTTGCTTTAGTTCGTTATACGCTTCTTGTTTAAGGCTTCTGAAATGGTCCATGAACATAGGACGAAGTTCCAGGATCTGAAGGAGCACGTTTGAAAGACCTATCTTATTTGGGTCTTCAATAGTCTTTAGTTCTTCAAAGAGGCGCACTTCTTCTGGTGTGCGGTTTCGAGGCTTTGGAACCTCGCAAACAATAACACGACTCATAAGAGCGTTGTCATCACGCTGTGGTGTCTCTTGACCGCAGATGATGACAGGGGCAAACACCTTATCGTTTTCAATCTCTCGTCCAGAGGTTCCTTTTCTCTTTTGCTTACCGTCACCGTCATATACGATACCTTTCAGAGCTTGGAACTTGGTATCGCTGATGTCCTTGTTATTGTATTCGTCAAGTACAACGGGGACATCCTTGAATGTACCCATAATGGTAGACATTGCAGCATCGGTACCAGTGTTAAGATTGAAGATAGGTATATTAGGAGAAATGAATAGCGACCGAATTGATATCGCTATCTGTGTCTTACCAGATGACATCGGACCCATGAAAAATGGAGCGGTGAAAAGTCTATCGATGCAGTGGATGTTGCTTCTGAAGGCGCACATAATTGCGAAAACTAAAGCCCACTTACCATTGTCGTTAATCTTATATACCTGGTCCATTAACGAAGCCCACTTTTCGAAGTTGACCTTCTTCTCAGCTGGGACCTCCTTGTATACAAGCTGACTGATGAGCTCGTACTTATCTGATTGCTTACCACTACCTGCATAGATAGTTGAAAAGGCAGGAAGATAGTAATTGTTTTTATTGTGCGTAACCACACCCAGTTCATTAACGGGGTCGAATACCCACTGACCGTCGACATTGTGAAAGATACCATTGGCAAAGGCAAAGAACTGTTCATCTGTCTTTCGACTCATACCTTCGCTCTGCTGATTACCGTAGGTCTTTACCTCCGAACACATTACGAAGTGGCGACTCATATATGTTTTGATTGCCTTCCATTGCCACTCTTCACCATTGAAGTTCACAGCTTCATAGTTGATTAAGACCTCCTCGATCGAAGACATCTTCAGCATGGCTTTAGAAGGTATTTCTATATATATAGGTGTCTCGTAATATCTACGATTGATACGCAGCACACGCTTATTCTGTTCGAAATCATCAGAGAAGATATGGAGTAATGGAGTCATGAAGAAGTCCGCAACTTGCGTCATGCCGTTACCATTCTTGTTGCGAAACATGTAGCACACTGGTTCGCTCTTCTTATTGAGGCGTGGGTAATACCCACTCTCTTTCCACATCCTCTTGTACTCTTCGTTCTCTTGTACATATTCTGGTGGCTCGTTTACATCAAACTCTTCATCGTCGAGGTTGTCTGCTTGCATACTAACCTTCATAGCAGACTTACGCTTGAGAAAGAATGGCTTTCTTATCTCGTCAAACTGCCCCTTAGTTAGCTTGAGCAAAGAGCAGTAATGATTTCTGTTTATGGTTATAACAGTATCGTCAGCGTAGGATGTTAGTTCGATACAACGTGAGACAAGAGGAACTCGGTCTCCATTGAAGTTTTCGAAGAACTTACCGTGCAACGCTATGTAATAGTCAAGGAACGAACCTGTACTATCACTGAAGGTCATGTCTATCCTAATACCTGCACGAAACATCTCTGCGAGAGTATGCAAGTAATTGTTTTCGTCGCCATCATCGGTAATATCACAACCAGTTTCTGAGGAAACAAAATAACAGTAGACACGTCGTAATTCTTGAATATCATTCGTTGACGGGCGACCAGACACATACACGATAGGTTCTTCTCCATATCCATCGAGAAAATCCTGCATAACAGAGGTAATAATCGCAGGACGGTCGCTTTCAATATTCTCCTTTAGCGCATCGATACCGAAGATACCAGCCTGTGTATTTGTATTAGCGACAGATTCTTTTAGTTGAGTACGAATGCTTCGCACCTTATTATCGATGAGTCCGATTTTACTTCGGAAATCTTCTGCAATTGATTTGATGTACTCCAAACGCAGAACAGAGTCTTGTACACACGCTACGAGAGAACAGATGGAATTTAAGCAATCTGTGATAACTGTCTCATCCTTGCAGCCTCGTGGAAGAATCATACGCTTGAACGCTTTTGAGAAAGGTTCTGTGAGTTCCTTTAACTTCTTGCTTGTAAGGCTGCCGTGTGCTTTAGCGAATTCGTCTGGGTCCATACCTTTTTCAAGACGGATGCAGCGTACCTTTGCCCCAGCTTTCAAGAGCAGTTCACAGTTCTTTAACGAAGCCTTGACACCAGCAGGGTCTGCATCGTAAATCATTATGATATCATCTGTGAAGCGAAGTAGTAATTTCACTTGATCTTCAGTGAATGCGGTACCACTTCCACCTATAACATTCTCGACACCTACCTTATGCAGAGACATTACGTCAAACTGACCTTCGACAAGATAAGCGAAGCCTGTCTTACCAATACTCTTGCGAGCCTGGTATAATCCGAAGATGTGCTTACCTTTCGTAAATAGAGGTGTTTCGCCTGTGTTTACATATTTACCAGTCTTATCGTTTGGAGTCACGATTCGACCAGAGAATCCTATGATATGACCTTGCATGTCGTAGAAAGGAAACATTAAGCGGTCACGGAATCTGTCGTATAAGCGACCTTCACTATTTCCAAGTACATCTACTTCTTGCAGTAATTCTTGCGAATAGCCGGCTCTTGAAAGTTCTGCAAGAGCAAGGTTACCCATTGGAGCATAACCGACACCAAAGTCGGTCAATGCTTTGTCAGAAAGACTATATCCACGTGATGCAAGGAAACTCTCTGCTTGTCCAAGGTTCTTCTGAAAGAACTTTGCAGCAGCATCTATTGCGATACGTTGCGCTTCCTTTCTCTTGTAGGCAGCTTCTTCCTCAGGTGTGAGTTCCTTGGTAGGAAACTCAATGCCTGCTTGATTAGCACACCAGCGCAGAGCCTCTATGAAGCTTAGGTTTAGGTGATGCTGTACAAAGGATATAACATCTCCACTTGCTCCGCACACGAAGCAGTGATAAGTCTGTCTTGATGGACTGACGACCATAGATGGTGAGTGGTCATCATGAAAAGGGCAGACAACCTTATAGTTCGCACCTGTCTTGTGTAGGCGAGTAAAGGTTTCTATTACATTTACAATGTTTAGAGCTGACTTTACTTTTTCAATGAAATTCTTATCTATCATATTCCTTATTCTTCATTTTCCTCGAACAAATCCAACTGGCGTGATTCAAGTGCCTCTTGTAAGGTTACGCCTAAGTATTCAGCTACCGCAGCATACTCTTTGCTGCTTATATTTTTTCTTCCATAGTACAAGTCCCAAAATCGACGTTGATTTATTCCTGTTTCCGTGTAAAAGGCTCTTGTTGGCGTGAAGTCTTCTGGGTGGCGAAACTTTATCTTCAACATCTCCATAAGGATATTGCGCTTGACTTGCAATCCGACTGTAAGGCGATTGCGTAAAGCAAAGAGGCGAACAGACATAGCACTTCTGTTCAATGCTCTTCCCATCTGTTCAAATGACAGTTTACCAAGATTGTTCTTAACAAAGGTAGCATCACCTTCTGTCCACCGTTTATTAGCTATTTTGTTTCTAATCATATCTATAGGAGTCTAAGTTAAGAAAACAATATCTAAACATCCTTCAGAAACAGCACATGGTTGTACTGGAGGTCAAAACTCAAAATCGTTGTAGCTTCGGTTGGATGAATGCGCCCAAGTTGAACCTGAGCGTATATCCGTAGAGCTTCGTGTAATAATCGAAGTTCTCGCTCTGAAAGGTCTTGTATGGAGAATTTTCCCCAGTTATCTTTGTCTATAAACATTTTTTTCTTAGATATTCTGTGACTCCCTGCCTGATTTTCTTTCGTACTGACGGGCTTAATGTTAACTTTTGATTAGGATCCTTGTGAGAAAACCGAAAAGACATCCTAAAACCCATTTTGCGGATAGCCTTTTTTCTAATGCTGGTCATAGTTATTCAAATTTAAGGTCATACAATTTGTTTCTTTCCAGTGAGCTACCAAAGACTCCTACAAGGTCCCCATCTTCTTTATTTTCTCTCCATTCAAAATCAGTAGAGAAAGCCTCTCCTTTATCATTCCAAATGATACCTTCATTTTCAAGGTGACCAGTTACTTGACGAACATTCGAATGGTTTAGCTTCATCTCGTCGATGAAGATTCCTAAGTTTAATGCGTCAATTGCTTTTTCAAATTCCTTTGTTTTCATAAGATTGTTTTATTTGTTTTACATTCTTTTTCTGTAGAATACTGAACATACTTTTCAAGTAAGTTACAGTAGATACCATTTATGCACATGCGATGAGAGTCGCAGTTTAGACATTCTTTATGCATCAGGGAAGAGTTCGTTTTCAGGTATCTTAAGATACTCTGAGATTACCTTTCTCTTCTGGGGGGCTGGAATAAAATCGCCTCTTAACCATCTATAGACAGTACTTTCATTAACACGGCATAACTTCATTATCTTTGATATCTCTTCTTTGCGCTGATTGGGAAGAGAATATATGTACTCTTTGAATCTCATTTTTATTTTTTTTATATTCTTTTTATTGCGTCCTCGATATATTTTTATTATTTTCGTGGCGCAAGTAATACTTGCGTAGCGCAAAGGTCTAACATTTATTTGAAATAACCAAATAAATGAGAGTTTATTTCTCTCATTTGTTGAAAAATAATGAAAATGGAAGAAGAAACTATTACTAATCGCATCGTTCAATTGATGAACAAAGAAGGGCATACGATAAATACGTTCGCTCGAAAATTGAATATCTCTTGGACTTCAGCTAATAATATCATCACTGGTCGCAACACACCTAACTATGATACCATAGTTAAGATTTTAACGAGCTTTGAAAACATTGATGCTAACTGGCTGATAATGGGGCAGGAAAGAGGAGAGGAAACTAATGCGGATAAACTTTACTCTGTTATTTCGATGCAACAGAAAACCATAGAAAATCAGCAGAGGACAATAGACCGATTAACAGCGAAGCTCGTCGAAAACGTGTCTGAAGATTCTGTTAAAAAAGTGGCAAATGCCGTATAATTAAGATGCGCCTTAGAGGTGTTTAAAAGTGTTTTTACGGTGTTTTTATTCAAACATTTTAATTAAAAAATCACTCAAATGTTTGATAGCGAAGACAGTGTAAGATTTGTATTGTCGGTGAAAACTCGGTGAAAATTAACTAAGAACTAAAAATTGTCCTATTGAATATCAGCAAGTTAGAAATGTAAAATTTAAATCTGAAATCTGGTCATCCCGACT